GCTAGTGACGATCCCTGCGGACGTGCTTGCGGTTTATGTGTTCTCAGTGCGGAGTTCATGCATGTCCTTCTATTTCGATCTCGGTAAGTGGCTGTTCCTGGCCACCGGCTCAAGGCGCTAGGCCAATGCGTCAGGAAGCTCGATGGTCACGTGCATCACGGTGTCCTCACTGATGGATTCATCTGCCTCTCAGGGTAGCCTGTCTCGTCATAGCCGTCAACCGGCGTCAGGCGCGTCAGGTGGCTGGTGGTGGGACTCCGAATACACAAACCCAAGGCAGCGATGCATGTGTGACGGGAGCGCGTCGAGCGAATTTTGTGGGGAGGAAACATTCAAACGGTTGTTGCTTCGTTTCAAGCACATCCGACAGAGCTACTATAGGATGAAAGCGATAGCATACACCTTGATCCATGTGAGGCGGTTCTGTAGTACCTAAAACTTACAACCAGTTAGTTATTTGAGACATTCTCTACAATTGTGATATAATGACACCTCCTAATTGATGGGGAGCCGTAGGATACTGGGCAGTTAGTAATGCTAATATACTACCTCATTCTAAAAGGGATGCTAATACCTGCAAGTTCCTGAGCGACTTCGGCCAGCTGTACTCCGCAAGTCGGCATACACTGATGTTCTTCAGCCTATCATCACCTCAGGCTATACAAAGGCGCTGTGCAAGAGCCATACAAAGGCTGTAGGGCATACAAGCAGACATTTAGAGCTCTCTCAAGAAGGACAGAGAGGCCTGCATCGTAGGTACGGAGATACAAGTCTCCGCTAGGGTATTGTCCAAGCTCCTTACGTTACTAAGGAGGCTTCCATGCCAGAGCTGCTCCATCCAGGTGTCTATGTTCAAGAAGTGCCGTCGGCAGTGCGCCCTATCGAGGGAGTCAGTACCTCGACAGCCGCGTTCATCGGGGTGGCGGATAAAGGGCCTGTTCCGGGAACCATTGCGCCGAATGGTCGCATGGCACAGCCCGTAATGATCACGAGCGTTACTGAGTATACTCGGCAGTTCGGTGGCTTCCGTAAGGATAGCTTTTTGGCCTATGCGGTGAAGGCATTCTTTGACAATGGAGGGCGAAGACTCTACATCGTGCGTGTCGTTGGTACAGGCCCCTCAAGTCCTCCGTCGCCACCAAGCCGTGCCGCCAGCCCCGGGGGAGCAGCCCTTACCATTTCAGCCATCAACGAAGGCGTCTGGGGCAACAAGATCAGCATACGGATTGTTGCAAGCTCAGATGGTGATACAACGAATTTCAAACTGCTGGTGTTGTACGACAGCAATCCTGTCGAAGCCTTCGACAATCTCACCCACATGAACAGCCCGAATACAGTCCCAGGTGCGACGAATCCTGCCGAGTATGGTCGCACAGTGATCAACAGCCGCTCTGAATATATCGCCATCACCGCCGATTTCACGGCAAGACCCCCGAACACCAATCCACCGGCAGTGCCGGCGATTCAATTGGCGGGTGGCAGTGATGGTCCCCTACCACAACCTGCCGATTTCATTGGTGCAGCCGCGCTGGATAACACCGTCGCAGGTACTGGGTTGCATGCCCTGGACAAAATTACTGATGTCAACTTGATCGCCATTCCTGGTCAAGGTGACCCGACAACGGTCAACAGCGGTATGGAGTACTGTAAAACACGCCCACTCCAGGATTGTTTCTTCATCGCTGATATAGGTACGGTCAGTAGCGTCGATGCGGCCCGCGTCGAGGGTGCCGCGCCCAACGTACGGAAGATCAGTGATGCCAGGTCTTTTGCTACCACCGGTTTCGCCGGTGCGCTATTGGATAAGGCCGCTGGAGATTATGGCGCGATTTATTTCCCCTGGGTCCTGGCCGCTGACCCCATCGGTGTGGGGCGGAATCCAAAGATTCTCCTCCCACCGGCAGGCTTTCTCGCCGGTCTGTATGCGCGTATTGACAATTCGCGTGGGGTGTTCAAGGCCCCGGCCGGGACGGAAGCGGGTATGTTTGGAGCCCTTGGACCGGCTGTGGATGTCAGCGACACGGAACAGGACCAGCTGAATCCAGTCAGTGTGAATGTTATCCGTACAGTGCCTGGCAGCGGCCTCGTTGTGTGGGGTGCGCGTACGATCGGTAGTGATGCCTCGTGGCGCTATATCTCCGTACGACGCATGGCCATCTTCCTACGCGTGAGTATCTACAATGGCATCCAGTGGGCGGTCTTCGAGCCCAATGATGAACCGCTCTGGGCCAGTCTACGCCTGAACATCCGGTCGTTTATGCTGACACAGTTTCGTGCTGGTGCATTCCAGGGCGCCAAGCCTGACGATGCCTTCTTCGTGAAATGTGACAGTACCACGACCACGCAGCAGGATATTGACCGAGGTGTCGTTAACATCCTGGTGGGCTTTGCACCACTCAAGCCTGCCGAATTTGTGGTGTTGCAATTGAGTCAGAAGATCAACCAGCCGGCGGTATAAGCGCAAGGAGGCACAGTAGCGATGGCGCGCATGACCCCACAAACAAACCGGTTTGATCCTTACCGCAATTTTCGTTTCCGTGTCAAATGGGATGGCCAGTATGTAGCGGGCCTGACAAAAATGGGCGCATTAAAGCGCACGACCGAGATGGTCGAGTTCCGTGAAGCGGGCGAAAACATCACCAGTCGTAAGCTGCCGGGCAAAAGCACCTATCAACCAGTGACCTTGGAGGCGGGTGTTACCTACGATACAACCTTTGAAGACTGGGCCAACCTGGTTAATGATTTTGCCAGCCATAGCATCACCAGTTTGGGCGAATTTCGCAAGAATATCACGGTAGATGTTTTCAATGAGGCTGGCCAAAAAGCTCTGTCATACAACCTGTACCGTGCCTGGGTGTCGGAGTACCAGGCGCTGCCAGATCTGGACGCAGGGGCTAATGCGATTGCTATCACGACAATTACTGTCCAGTATGAATGGTTTGAGCGCGATCTCGCCGTGAGTGAAACGCAGGGACCAGCACGCCTTGGGTAAGCTATGGCCGATGCGTATCGAGTTGAGAACACTGTGCTGTTGCCCGGCGGTTTAGTTCTGGCGGAAGATCGCTGTCTGCGCGAAGCCGAACTGCAGCCGCTGAGCGGCTATGAAGAGGAATGGCTCGCGCAGCACAGTGCAGCGCCTAGCGCCGTGGTCGTCACAAAACTGCTGAGTGCCTGTGTGGTGCGGCTCGACGATGCAATGCCAACGCGTGACCTTATCCGGCAGCTCCTTGTCGGCGATCGAGACTACCTGATGTTGCAGCTCCGGCGCATGACGCTTGGGGACCAGTTTCAAGCGGTCTTCACCTGTCCAGCGTGCGACGCCAAAATGGATATCAGTTTTCCGGCGGATGATGTTCCCATTGAGCGCCGTCCGCAAACGGTCGCCTCGTACACGCTGCACCTGCCAGTACCGGAGCAGGAAGGGCACACAATCCGATTCCGTCTACCAACGGGTGGCGACCAGGAAGCTGTGTTGGGGATGGACTCCCAGGTCGCGGTAGAGGCACTCTTCAACCGCTGTATCATAGACGATGGCGGAGTACCATTGTCACCGGAGGAGCGTCGGGCTGTCATCGATGCGATGGATCGGCTCGCACCGCAATGCGAGGTGGAACTTGACCTGACGTGTCCCGAATGTAGTCACACGTTCCTCGCGCCGTTTGATATCACCACGTTCTTCTTCCACGAGATGAGGATTCAGGAGAACCAGTTACTGCGTGAGGTGCACCTATTAGCATGGTATTACCATTGGAGCGAGGCTGACATTCTACGCCTGCGGCGTGATCGCAGACGAGCGTATCTGGGGCTACTGAGCGAGGCTTTGCAGCAGGATTGAAAGGGGAAAAGATGCCGAATTACCTGGAACGAGTCGTGGCTGCTGGGGCGCGAACAGCGGCACTCGCACGGCCGCCGGTGGCAGCGCCGCTGCGTTTGCCTGGGTTCGGTCAGCTTTGGTCCCTAGCTTCTGAAGCGGTGGCATTTGCAGCCCAGTTGTCGGTGCCCAGTGGTGCTGGTGAGGAGCCACCTAGCCCTGAGGCTTCTGTCCCTGGGGCGCCCGCGCCCCTCCCAGCCTTCCAGGAGGAGGCAAGGGCTACGCCGCATGGGGTTGGGCAGCCGGCCCCAACCCTTTCTGCCACCCCGGCTCTGCGGGTGGAACGAGCGACGCCGGCCCCAG